CAAGATTCGTAGATTTGGTTTAGAAACTGCACATTATAAATCAGATATGCAACACACGCACAGAGCGATGCTAGAAATGGAAATAGGGGATGTTTTAGCTTTGGTTGATATTTTACTAGAACAAGGTATATTGGAACAATCTAGACTTGACACTTACAAGCAAAACAAAAAAGACAAACTTAAACTATGGTCAAAAATTTATGAGTAAAATTAAAATAGCAGAATTGTTTTATAGTATACAAGGTGAGGGAAGATTCATGGGAGTCCCCAGTATCTTCTTACGTACATATGGTTGCAATTTTAAATGTGCAGGCTTTGGTATGCCGCGAGGTGAAATAAGCATCGAAGCAGATGATGTTGCATATACACATGCAAACATCGAATCTTTTCAAAAGTACGAAGAACTTCCGTTGGTTAGTACCGGATGTGATAGTTATGCTAGTTGGCACCCTGCATTCAAAGAACTAAGTCCTATGTTGACTGTAGATGCTATCGCAGATAGAATTATAGAATTACTACCCAACAATAAATGGCGTGACATACATTTAGTTATAACCGGCGGTGAACCATTATTAGGTTGGCAAAAAAGTTATCCTGATTTATTAAGTCACGATAAACTTAAAAAGCTCAAAGATATTACCTTTGAAACTAACGGTACACAAGAAATTTCTAAAGACCTTAGAAAATATTTAGAAAAGTGGACACATAAACATGGATATCATAATCTAACATTCAGTGTCAGCCCAAAACTAAGTGTTAGCGGTGAACTTAGAGAAGAAGCTATTCGCCCAGATATTGTTAGAGAGTATGAAGATATAGGTCATACATATTTAAAATTTGTAGTTGCTATAAAGGAAGATGTAGATGAGGCATTAGAAGTCATTGATTTATATAAAAAAGAAGGGTTTGGTGGTCATGTATACTTGATGCCCGTTGGTGGTGTTGAAAGTGTGTATACATTAAACAACAGAACCGTCGCAGAACTTGCAATGAAACATGGTTTGCGTTATAGTGATAGATTGCAAGTACCACTTTTTAAAAATGAATGGGGGACATAGAGATGTGGGGAGGTCCAAAAGTACCATGGGATCCATATGCATACTTTCACGATAATGCAATTTGGTCATGGCAGTTTGCATGGTTACCACACCGTTGCGAATTATCAAACAAATTTATTTGGTTGTGTTATGCATATAGAGGCATAGCAAGAATAGGTGATTACATGGATCCAGTTGATGTTCGCTGGAGAACTACTGATGAACACCTTTTATATTTAATTAAACAATGAAAACATATAAGAAACGAATTGGATTTTTAGTAAGTTATCAAACACTAGTACCACATGGTGGTATTGGGCAATTTACGCAAAGTTTTATTAGAGTAATGGAAGAAAACGGTGTTAAGGTTGACATTATCACTGACAAGAAACCACAAGACAGTATCTTTGTAAAATCATTAAACACTAACATTATCTATCCTGAGGAATCATATGGCTATACAAACCACAGTGCTATTTTTATGTATGGCGATAGTTATTGCTATGAACGAATGGCTAACTTTCGTAACTCAATTATTCGTGCGTTAACAAATAATTTATACGATGCATTTATTTGTAACACTTATGAAAGTGTTCAGGTTGCCAGCACAATGGGTCTTGAAGATGTAATACAAATTATTGGATACACCCATTTGGAAAGTCAAATCTTCCCGAATACATTGCACAATCCATTTCTTAACAGCGTCAATGAAATGATGCGACTACAATTAAAGATGGCTGATATTACTATCGGTACACAGAGCGAATTTAATTGTAATGAGTTTGATAATGCGTGGCATCTCCCTATACCTATCACTGAACCTGAACTATTAAACGAACATCACAAAGAGCGTGAGGGTATACTGTTTATCGGTCGTTGGGAAGAAGGAAAGAATCCTGAACTCTATCTAAAACTTATTGAAGAAACTAAACTTCCTGCACGTGTAATGACGAATGCAAATGGTGCTAAGAAGTTTGAGGAAAGATTAAAAAAATTAGGAGTTGATTACCAAATCAAAATCAGTATTATTGGTCAAGAGAAGGTAGACTTCATTACTAGTTGCCGTGTCGCATTTAACCCTAGTACGGTAGAGAGTTATGGTATGGCTTTCTATGAACAATTAATACAGTTGCCCACTTTCGTACTTGAAAATCAGCGTTGGACAGATAACTTTGAAGGACAATTCTTTTTTAAGACAACCAAAAAGGATATGGCTAAAGATGTATTAGGTGCATATCAAATGTTTGCGTCTGCAAGTGAATGGTATAATAAAGGTTCTCTACATTATGTTAAGGCACAAGAATCAAAAGTCTTTGATAAATGGAACTTATGCTTTGAGTGGTTCAAGCCCAAACAAAGCAATAGTAATACAGCAAAAATCCTTTCCTATGATACCGTGGTGTATAAAGATTTTATAGGAGATTTGGGCAGAAAGACCATTTGTATAGATGATGTAAGAAGTGCCTTGACAAATAAATCAAAGTATGCTACAGTCTTATATACTGATAGCCACACTATCTTGTCAAAAGAACAAGATTATGTACCTGTTGTCAATATAGCAACAAATGTTTTTGATGATTTATTTGAATTTCAGTAATGATTACTATACCATACAATAAGTTAAGTGTGGTACATCACTATTGCAATAAGAAAATCTCACCGAGACAATATTATTTTCACAATGCATTTGGCAGTGACGAATGGCAATTTTCACAAACTAGCGAGGGTTGGATATTGAAAACTGATCCTAAACACGAAACATATATTGCACTTAAATTTTTATGACATTCAATCAAAATATTAAACGCATCGGCTTTGCTTGCAAGTTTGCAGAGATTAACAAGAAAGGTGAGATTGCTAGTGTTGAAGGACTTAACACTGGTGGTACCACTATGGCATGGGCTAACCGTCAAAGTCGTAGAGTAGCAGAAGAAAAAATCATTGATGTTGCTAAACGCAATATTATGAATACTCATGCACTTATCAAGAAGGTAGCTACACTACCCAACGAATTGCGTATGTTGCGTATTACTAGTGATATGCTAAGTTTCTATACACATGAAGATTGGCAAGGCTTTTGGAAATCCAGTGATGTTCAAAAACAACTTGAACACTGGTTCAAGCCACTAGGCGAGACTGCCCGTAGTAATGATGTACGTATTAGTTTTCATCCTGATCAATTTGTAGTTCTTGCAAGTGATCGTCCTGAGGTAGTAAATAAATCTATAGAGGAGTTTGAGTATCATGCAGATATGGCAAGATGGATGGGCTACGGCTCTTCGTTCCAGGACATTAAAATCAATGTCCACATCAGTGGCAGACAAGGTCCACAAGGCATCAGAGAAGCCTACAAAAGACTCAGCCCCGAAGCAAGGAATGGTCTTACTATTGAGAACGAGGAGATAAGTTATGGATTGGATGATTGTCTCAGTCTTAGTGATTTGCTCCCTATTGTGCTTGACATACATCATCATTGGGTACGTGAAGGGGTATACATTGACCCAGCTAGTGATAGCGTTAAAAGAGTGGTTGACAGCTGGCGTGGTGTTCGCCCTGCTATGCATTACAGCGTCAGCCGCGAGGATATTCTAGTTAATCACGATATAAATATTTTGCCTGACATGAATGTATTACTTGAACAAGGGCATAAAAAACAAAAACTACGTGCGCACAGTGACTATTATTGGAACAATGCTTGTAACAAATGGGCATTGACTTTCAACGATCAATTTGATATCATGTGCGAAAGCAAGGCTAAAAACTTAGCAAGCTTTGCACTATTTGAGGAAAGTAAAAATGTTAGACAAACTAAAGAAATTCTTTTGGAAGCAGCCTGAAACTGAAAAGGTTGAAGAACCTAAAAAACCAAAAGTTCAGAAAACAAAGGCAAAAGAGTTATCAGATAAAGAAAAGGCGACTGCAAATAACGAGCCATATATTGCAATTACAAAAGTAGAACTTGATCCTAATAATATCAATGATGGCTCTTTTGATTTAGATTGGAATGACAAATTTGTTTTAAATCTAATTCGTGCAGGTTATAAGATGAAACCTGATGAAACAGATGAAGTTATAGTAGAAAGGTGGTTTTCTACAATTTGCAGAAATATTGCTTTGGAAATGTACGAACAAAAATGGGCTGATCCTGAAAAGCGTGATGTAAGGTATCAAATACACAGAAAAAAATTAGATGACGGAAGAACGGAGATAGGGTAATGAGTATAATGTTAAATGAAGATTTTTTTAAAGTTTGTGATGATTATGATCCAGTTAAAATAATAGCAGAAACTTTGCCTATTACTGTTGTACCAACACACGGTGGAAAATTTGAACCAAAATTTTTACATGAATTAGTTGATAGCGTGTATGGTAATTATGTTGCTGAAGCCAAAGATGCATTATATCATCAATTAAAAACTGAAGACGGACCTAAAGGATCTTTTTGGGAGCAAGTATTAGAAAAGCACATGCCCTTTACAAAAAGACATATTAATAGAAGGCAAAAAGGTTCAGATTTTCTTGATGGCACAGATGCTAAATTTGCGGGAGGAGCTAGATATTCAGCAGATGGTACTGTTCAGGCTACAATAAGTGGAGTTGAAAACAAAACAGGTACACTAAGAGTTTGTATTTGTGCTTGGGGTCAACATTTGCATCAAGTGTATTTTATGCTTATCCCATACAGTGAATATTCAACTTGGAAAAGCCCAATGAAAATAACTTTACGAAACACCAAAAATCCTATAGGTGATAAGTGGAACAAATACCGTTGTAGTTTTCAAGATGTTATACAGCCTGGTGTTTGACAATAAATCTATTTTGTGTTATTATACATACACTGACAACTTTTATTATCAAAAATGAAATACGCTCTCATAGACACAGCTAATACATTCTTTCGTGCCCGCCATATCGCAAGCCGAAATACGGATACGTGGGGCAAGATTGGGATGGCACTACACTTGTCACTTGCAAGTGTAAATCAAATTGCACGTAAGTTTGGTATTGACCACACAGTGTTTGCACTGGAAGGCAGGAGCTTTAGGAAGGATTTTTACAAGCCTTATAAAGCGAATCGTGCAGTAGCACAACAAGCAATGACTGAGGCAGAAGCCGAGGAGAACGAACTTTTTTGGGACACTTATGAAAAGTTTACTACATACCTCAAAGAAAAAACCAATGTGTCTGTTATTCGGCATGAGAATGCAGAAGCAGACGATATTATAGCACGTTTTATTAACTTACATCCAAATGATCAAATATATATTATATCCAGCGACACTGATTATTATCAGCTTATTTCTGATCGCTGCCATCAATACAACGGAGTCACCAACCAACTCATCACCCCCGAAGGATTCTTTGACGATAAGGGGCGTCAAATTGTAGACAAGAAAACTAAGGAGCCTAAATTGTTAGGTGACCCACAGTTCATCTTATTCGAAAAGGTTATGCGTGGTGATGCTACTGACAATGTGTTCAGTGCATATCCAGGCGTCCGCACAAAAGGTAGCAAAAATAAAGTTGGTCTTATTGAAGCATATGAAGATCGTAACAAAAAAGGCTTTGCTTGGAACACGCTGATGTTACAGCGTTGGACTGATCATGAAGGCGTTGAACATCGTGTTAAGGATGACTATGAACGCAACCGCACATTGATTGATCTAAATGCACAGCCGCAAGAAATTAAGGACAAAGTAGACGAGGCTATTCGTGCAAGTGTCCGTACTACTACAACTCCGCAAGTCGGTGTTCACTTTATGAAATTCTGCGGTAAGTATGAACTGACTAAAATCAGTGAACAAGCAGAGGCATATGCAAAATGGTTAAATTCGCCCTATACTGGTGAATTGGTTAGTGTACCCGAATTGACATAAATACTCTAGGAGTCTTTATGTATAATGCTATTTATTAGGGAATTTGACGGTATGAGGCAATATGTCGTTTGCAATGAAGCAGGAGACTGTCTTATTGTTACTACAAGTAGTAAAATTGCAAACTTTGTTGAGGCAAATGTAAAAGGTGTACCAGCTAGCCTTAGACTTAACATCGGCGGTGATCCAGGAACTAAGAAGGAATACAAACTTTGGCATCATGTAAGAAAATACAACAGATGATTACAACACCTTATCCATTTCCAATACATGTCTTTCAAGATGTACTTAAAGTTACGTCTATTCCCGCTATTGAAGGTACGCAACTCAAACAAACAGTTGTAACAGAAAGTGCATATCCTACTGGTAACAACACTAGAGTGGTTCAAACATATTCAGTAACACTTTATGACGCAGCTGGAAGATTAGATGCGTACAATCATAGATTTGGTAGTTTTGATAGAAACGTCTAATGGAATGCAAAACTACTTTTCGTTACGTAGAAAATTCTGATGAGTTTATAGATAAACTTATTAAGAAAAAATATAATTTTTATTATGCATTTATTCGTTTTGAACCAGGCGATACAAGTCAAACAATTGTTGAAATCTATTTTAAAAACGAAATAGATTTAATTATTTTTAGTTTATCCTATGAACATGATTACAGTGAGTAAAGATCGTTATTGGTCTAATTTAGTTGACCACTATTATGATAATATACATTGGGCTAAGTCAAATATTAAACCTGAAATGTCACTACGTGATTGGTTACACATTGAATATAGTGCCCTTGAAACTGTAGACGGTCATTCACTTACATTTCTTGATCCGAAAAAATATACCTACTTTATGTTACGTTGGTCATGACATATCCTGTAAAGATATATTGGAAAAACGGAGACACACTCTCTGCATGGGATGAAAAATGTATTCAGTTAATGGAAGTGTTTGGACTACCTGGTGGCAAATACATTACGACCTTTTGTGAAGATTTTTTAGAAATTTCATTTTATAATGAACGTGATGCAATTCATGCTTTATTAGTATTATGAAACCTGAGTTAATTTTAGCTGAAAGCACTGTATATGGTTTACCTTATTTTGTAATTTATGTCAACGGTAGAACTACCTACGGAGATTATAGTGTATGGGAAGAAATGATAGCATGGACTACACAAACATTTGGTCCTACTCCTAAAGATGGAGTGTGGACACCTGATGCACGATGGTATGTTAATAATGCACGATTTTGGTTTAAAGAAGAAAAAGACCGTGAGTGGTTTGTACTGAGGTGGTCGTGAGTTTGGGCCCAGAGTGGAAATATCATATATCAATAGTTAATCCAGATTGGCATC